ATCCTAAATCTCTAAGCGTATATATCCTTTCCAGATCTTGTTCAATCGTCGTGTTAAAATTTATAAGCACATACACTGGAAGTTTCCGCTTATCCCATCCAAGTATTTCTTTTACCAACTTAAACTTTGGAAGAATAACTTCTCTGTCTTCGTATCTATCCCAGGCAAAATGTACTTGCTTCACTTTTATTTGCTTTAAATGCTCTGTTTTTTCAGCATCCATGATTCGGATATCACAGCCTTGTGAAAAATCTACCCATGCCTTGCTTTCTATCAGTTGAATAGACAACTCTTTCCATGCTTTGCAGGCAAACATGTTAGGATCAAGTAAAACTATGTTTTTCTGTCCATTCCAAAATTCACTTAGATTAGCAACTTTTACACTTTTCTGCCCTTCTTTATCCTTGACTATGCAGAAATTGCATCCTCTAGGACACCCTCTTGTTAGAAATCCATAAGCGGTATTTCGGAACTGTGGATACAGTTCATAGTCTGGATAAATATGCTCAATCTCTTCTGGTAGTTTTTCACCGCCAGATGGGTAATTATATCCGGTTCCTCCCTTAATAATTTCTTTTCCGCATACAGGATGTGGATAATCCGGCGTGAAAGTGAAAACTTTACTCATAAAAACCTTATCCGGTGGCGTATGCCAATCAGTGAGTGGATCGTACCAGGCTACATCGTTTTCTCTATTCTTGTAGTAAGCTGATATTTTCATCAATGGGATGTTTGGAAAATTATGCCCATCAACGTCAATAAGTCTTATTCTCATTCCATGCCCCTCATCATCAACATAAGCTTCTCATAACCCGGGCAAATTCTTGTTCCGTCGAAAGTATCTTTCAGCAAAATGCAGTGAGGATATAGCTTTACAACTTCATACAGGTATGTAGTTCCGTTCTCCCCTGGCTCTGAATATTTGATCCGTTTTCCAGGCTTTAGATCATATCCTTTTGTAAGATACGCCTTTAAACCATATCTATTTATTGGTTTTTTCATCCTTTCTGGGCTCCTTTCGTCAGTGCACATGATGTGCATAATGCCTTTGCGTCTTGCTTCGTTTCCAGATACGCTATTACTGGCATTTTCCAACAAGATCTTCCACACTCCGGGCATTTGGTTAATTCCCATCCGTTTTTCCCAATCGGCACATTTGACAGCAATGGCATACACACATATCCGCCTCTATCAGTTGACTGCCTTGGCCATATTTTAACTTTCATGTATGATCTCCTTTATGCAAATCTTAACTGACCAGTTTTTTCTTCTGCTATCCTATCATTTCTACAAATAGGATTTCTTGTTGCTACACACAGCTCGGGAAGGTTACTTTTCACCAGTGCTGCCGGTATTGGTGGGCAAACCGCGTTCCCGCACCTTCT